GTGCCGTTTTATGAGTCAGTTGGGTTTAAAAAACGAATTGAAAAAGGTGCTAAATATGGATATGAACTTGAATATTTTCATCTGTCAGAAAAATCAGCCAAGGCATTTGTCAAGGAACACGAGAAAAAAACCAAACTAGAATAAAATATAATAAGATATAATATAGGCACTATTTAAGGATAAAAACATGAATAACAAACCTCAAACAGACGATGAAATCCTAATAGATATGGATGAAATTGATAATCTTGAACTTGAATACGGGATATCTGCTGCCCCGTCCCGCAAACTCAAAACATTGAAAAGCAAGTTAAACGCAGAAGGCAAGTCTAAAGATAAAACCTCTGGAGTACCTCAAAGAAAGATCAATATAAAATAAACCAATTAGATCGGTTGTGATGTTCTGAAATGAAGAAGCCCAAATGCGAAAAGCCAACATCCTATAACTGTGGCAACGCCTGTATTAACGTCTCTAAAAATTGCCGGCAAGTCCCTTCTGAATCTTTTGGGCGATCGCGTCTTCAGAGGTTAAAGAAACTTGCTGTTTTTTATGCTCAAAGCAGTACAAAAAAAGCTCAAAGACTTGGGGGAAATGCCGATAAACTTATTAGTGTGATCGAAAGCAAGAGAGCAGTCGAAGCCAAAGAATTAAGGGAATCCCGTAGTGAAATCAATATCGCAAGGCGTAAAGCAAGGTTGCAAGCCGAAGCCAAAGGTAAGCGAGAACAACTGTTAAAATTATCTAGAGAATCTGAAGGTAAGTCGAAAACAAAAGGAGCCACTGCGAATGTACTAGGAGGGGTATCTCCTAACGTCAAACTTTGGGAGATACATAATGGTTACAAAAAACAGATCAGCAAAGCCGTCAAAATCAACCCATCTGGTGCAAAAGAGATAGCTCAAAAAGCGAATAAGAAGCTTGATGTCATAAAAGAGGAAGTTACCGATTTTTTAACTCAATCCAGAAAGTTAATAGAGGTAGACTTCCCAACCAAAATTAACGCTTCAATAAGCTCCCCGTCACACAAGGAAGGAGTTGAAGCATTTTCTCGGATGGTTTCCATCCCCGATTTAAAAGACCCAATTAATATCGTTGACGCTCCTACAGAAGCACAGGGGCGGAGTTTCTACAACTTGGGGAGCAATAATGTATATATGGGGGTTGAGTCTTCTAGTACAGTGGTTCATGAGATGAGTCATTGGTTAGAAGAAAAGGTTCCGGGGATCAGGCAAGAGGTTGTGGACTTTTACAAAAAACGAACAGAAGGGGAGGATTTAGTTAGTCTTCGAGATGTCACGGGAAACACAGCTTATGGAGAGGAGGAGGAGACGAGGACGGACAAATGGCTACATCCTTATATGGGTAAAGAATACGAGAATGCCTCTGAAATCCTTTCAATGGGTATGGAAATGATGTATGAAAACCCTGCTTATCTAGCTAAGAATGATCCTGAAATGTTTGATTTTATTTATAGTGTTGTGAGGAGAAAATGATTAAATATAGAGAAGACAAGAGGGAAAAGAAAGCTCAATGTGTAAAGACTACTTCCTATAATTGTGGTCTATCTTGCATTAATGTTAAGAAAAATTGCAGGATAGTTCCGAATGATTCTAGGTCAAAGGATAGGCTTGAGAAGCTAAAAGCGATGGGAATTGATTATGTTACCGCTATTAGTAGAAGGTCTGCAAAAGAAAAGGCTATTAAATCCAATCCTATTATTCCTCCTGGTGTCGACAACTTAAAGTCAATCAATGATTTCACCCCCGACATTCCCTTGCTTGCTAAAGAGAAACCAATAAATAAACCAGAAACCCCAGAACAAAGAAAAGTTAGGTTATTAGAAGAAGCGAAAGAAGTTAGGGGACGATTAGATAAAATGTCAGAGGATTTTATATCTAAATTTGATCCTTCTAAACACAAAGGTAGTGCCATTATGAAGGCTATTGACGATGGAAAGCCAGAGAAATACTTAAACAAATTAATAAAAGGAACAAAGAAAGAAATTGATAAACTATTAAAAACAAACCCGCCATTGGCTGATATTTTAAGTGAAGGTAAATTAAGAGAATTAGAGGCTGCATCAGAAGACTTCAAAAGGTTTTCAAGTGAAGTCAGGAAATTAGTTCAAGTCGACTTACCTACAAATCTTAACATTGAAGTAAAAGATAAAAAGAATAAATCCCGATGGGATGAGGGGATTCAATCACTGTCTTTAATGGTGTCAATTCCTGGTTTAACGAGTAAGGTTAATGTCAAAGGCTTGCCAGAGGGAGATAAGAGAAGTTATTATAATAATGCAGATAAAACCGTGTCAATGGGGAATGATGACCCTGGTACAGTTATTCACGAATTAAGTCACTGGATAGAATACTCCGTCCCAGAAATAAAGAAAGAAGTTGTAGAATTTTACAATCGCAGGACAAAGGGAGAAAAAGCGGTCAAGATGCGAGACGCAACCGGAATCAAATCGTATAGAGATACTGAAATAACAAAGGTTGATAAATGGATGCGCCCTTATATGGGAAAAGTTTATCCTGACGAGTCAACGGAAATTCTCTCAATGGGTTTAGAATTAATGTATAGGAATCCAGTCGCACTCGCTAAACAAGATCCCGATATGTTTGATTTTATTTATTCTGTAGTTAGAAGAGGTTAACATGGCTTATCGCGTCAAAATCAACGGTGTAGTGGCAGTTATTGAGAATGGAGTTTGGACATCCTCAACGCCCCATTATGCCTCGATCCTGAACAATGTATTAGCAATGGAGAAATTGGCAGCCATAGACCCTGACTCGCCTTTCTTCTGGCTTAATTCCCCTGCAACTCCCGACCCCGATTGGTTGATTGCAACAGAACTGGCGAAGACTTTTGACGGGACAGTGATGGATCAACCTATTGCTCCTCCTCCTTTGGTAATTAACGGGAAAGTGGTTGATGAGTCTGAAATTGTTTATTAAGTAGAATCATGGTTCAATCTTTTGCCCCTAACATGGCACCTTCCGAAGCTCAGATGAGATTGGCAATAGGTCAAATTCTGTCAATGTCATTTGCCTATAATGCTCCGGTCATTGTGCTAGATTTCGATCCTGGAACCATGGAAAATGAAAAGATAACAGGGCGGTTTAAGGACTTAACCAGATCTCGTGTGTTTTCCTTTGAGATTAACAAGCGGTCTGTTACTTATAAGCCATTCACCCCTAGAATTGATAGTCGGGGTGTTGATTTAAAGAATTGGGAAGACTTCTCAGCAGGTTATTCTTACCGAATTGATGCAGGGGGAGCGAAAAGGGAGAAAGCCCAGTGTGTAAAGCCAACTTCCTATAATTGTGGAAGTATTTGTATCAATATCAAGAAAAGTTGCAGAGCCAATGCTCAGGACGATTTTTCTCAGGAAAGGCTTTTTAAATTAAACGAATTACGAGCAAAATATTTAAGACGATCAACGAAACCAGGTATTTTACCCGAAGAAGAAAAAGAATTTCTTAAAAAAGCTGATGAACTCAAGAAAATAACAGAACCCTTGTTAATAAAGGACTGGGAGGAAGTACAAAGAAAAAGGAAAGAATATGAAGTAAAGAAATCAGAAAAACAGAAACAGGTAATGCTAGAGGAACAAGAACGTCTCAAAAAAGCTAATGAGGTAGATGAGAAGTTCAGAACAACATCAGAACAACTTAGAATAAAAGCAGATCAGATTAGAGCGAAATGGGAGAAAGAAAGAAAGGAGAAAGAGGCTAAAGATGCAGAATTAGATATTTTATTGGAACAACGGAAGGGAAGACGAGACGCATTGATGATCGAAGCACAAGGGAAAAGAGCGCAGTTATTAAAATTACAGGAAGACTTAAACAATTCCCCTCCCGTACCCCGATTTTTACCTAAAAAGGTTATAGCTCAATTTCTAACAAATGAAAACATTGAAGAATATACTGGAGCCAAGACGAACGAAAGAATTAAGGCAATTCTTCAAGAAGCCAGAAAATTAATCTATGTGGATAATCCCACAAAAATCAATACTAACAATACAGTTTTAGATAAAAAGAGAAAAAAAGAATATCAGGATGGGATAGAAGAACTTTCTCGAATGATTGAAATTCCAGGGTTAACCAGTACATTGTCTATCCGTGAAATAAAACAAGGACAAAGAAGCTGTTGCTGGCCAACGGGGACTATTGACATGGGAACCACGGAGAAAGCAACATTAATACATGAAGCTGGGCATTGGATAGAGGATCGCTCCCCTTTAATACACAAAGAGGTGCTTAATTTTTATAATAGAAGAACTGCCGGAGAGGAGATAGTAAAATTAAAAGATGTACATCCACTTAATTACGAAGATTACGAAGTTACCAAGGTTGATAAATGGATACATCCTTACATGGGGAAAGTGTACGGGAGTAATATGACAAGTACAGAGGTTTTGTCTATGGGATTAGAATTAATGCACAGAAACCCCATTTACCTAGCTAAGAACGATCCAGAGATGTTTGATTTTATCTATTCTGTAGTTAGGCAAGGGAACTGAAATTAATAGGTCAATCAGAATAAACAGCCCACTAATTTCACATCCTCTCTGGTGAATTGTTTGAATTTTCCAATAATACCAATTTTTTGATAGAATAGTTAAGAAATTATAGGATTAAAATGTATGGCTTCTATCTTATTGGACGGTGTTGAGTATCCCCTGGAAAAACCTGTGGATTTTATGTTGAATTGGGCTATAGAAGGCACAAAAGATGGATTCACTAGCGCGGAGTCGCTTAATAAAATTAGCAACACCTTAAAAGCTGTCTGTCCCTCAATCCCCGAACATTTCTTCTACTCCTCAGAGGGATATGTTTACCCATTGATTGACACCTATCAAATTGTCGATTTTGTGGCAAAGTTAGTAGTGGCGGTTATCGACAAACGGATTGCCGCAGTTGAAGCTCTCCCTTCAGAAGAAAGATCCTCCACTGAAATCCTAGAAAAGATTGCCCTATTGAAACAAGCCGCAGACCAGATTGGGAAGCAATTTGGAGATCAGAAGATTGCTTTACTATTAGGGGGGATTCAAGTGTCTGTTAAGGGGAATGTCCACAACGCCTCGTCCTTGAATGAATCACGGTTTCGGGAAATCAAGCAGCAGATAGAGCAATTAAACGCCGAGATGTCTTCGTTTCCAATCAATTAATTTCCCTAACGAGTAGGGAGAACAATAAAGCCCCAGGTATTCTTGGGGATTTATTGCTACAATTCAATCAAACCAATGCAATTAAACCAATGCAATTAAACCAATGCAATTAAACCAATGCGTAGTATTTAATTAAAACTGCCTCTTAATCATAGCAAGGAAAAGGGGGATTTTTAGATGGTGGCAGGATTTGGCGGGACTACCATTACGATTACAGCAAACGCCAGCCAGGCTGTCGATGTAATCAGGGATCTAGGGGAAAGCCTCCTCGGTCTACGTCAGCCTTTGCAGGTTTTTGATTTATTCCGTGAATCTTTTGGGGGAGTGACAAGCTCAATTGTTCAGACGACCTCAGTTATTGGATTCTTTGGGCAGGGGATGTCAACGCTTCGAGGGTTGGTTTCTAACGGCCCGTTTAATTTGTTGATTGGACAAACTGTCGAACTACAAGGGCAGTTGCTATCGGTCGCATCAACGATGGCAGCAACTTCAAAAATTATTAGTAATGGGTTTGAGATTAAAGATCCCACCCAGGCTATCTTAGCTCTCAACCAACCTATAAACGATCAGATTAGACAGTTAAGGATTGATTCTATTGATCTAGTTGGGGTCACGTCAAAGCAATTAATCCCAATATTTCAACAGGTCGCACAAGGAGCTACACCTATCGGGGCTACCCTAAGCGATGCCCGGAGTCTAACCATTGACTTTGCAGCCGCTTTGGGGACATTACAGGTTCCTTTATATCAAAGTAGACAAGAGATTCAATCAATTTTCCTAGGAACAATTGACATGAATTCTATCTTGGCTAAATCGTTAGGAATAACTAACACGATGGTTGCCAAGTGGAAGGCTCAAGGGACTTTAGTTCAGGAATTAACCACACGATTGTCTGCGTTTAGGGCTGGAAATAAATTAGCCGCACAGAGTTTTTCTGGGGTAACGTCAAACATTCAAGAGATGTTTGAATTAATAGGACAAAGATCGGGGGAAAAACTATTAGCACCTTTGACTCAATCCCTAAACGAAGTCTATAAGTTTTTACAAACGAACCTTGAGATGTTGGTGGGCGAATCAGGGAAGGTTACAGATCAGATCCTTCGCGCGGGTCTAGCTTTTCAATCTATTTTTAAAACCGTCTTGGGGGATGTAGTGACGGTTTTTAAAGATGTCCCCCTATTCTTGTTTACCTCTCTGGCGAACGCATTGGAGGCACTGAATCAAGGGCTGGGATTCACAATGGCGGTGTTGCGTCCAGCACTGAATCTATTTTCGGCTTTGTCAGGGGCTATAGCACCTCTAGCTAGTGGGTTTTTAGTAGTTGCTCTACAGGTTAAATCTCTTGTTTTTGGGGTCAAGTTACTTACCTCTGCTTTCGGGGTTTTGGGGAATATTCTCCTTCCGGGCGTGGGACAGCTACTGCTGTTGTTAGCAGGGAACGCGGGGGCATTGGCAACAGCATTCACAAGTTTAGGGGGGGCTTCTGTTTTTAGTGCAACAGGAGTGGCGCGATTATTCGCCAATCTCCAACTGATACCCGGATCTGTGACCCTAATCGCGTCTGCAACCGCCGCACTCGGGAATGTCCTTAAGAGTGTCGGGGTTGCGGTTGTCGCCTTTGCTGCGTTTAAGGCAATTGACACATTTATTCTTCAGAATAAAGCCTTGATGGAGGTTCTCGGAGGGGTTGCCGGGGGTTTGGGTGAGGTTATCAACATTCTGGTTGGATCGTGGCAGTCCGCTTTAATTACCTCAACAGTTGTTGTTACTGGTTTAGCGATCGCCTTCCGCGCCCAATTAATCCCTGCGATATTGTCCTTCATTAAAATTCAATTGGCTGGTGTTGTAAGTAGTGCCACCACGGCATTTTTTGTTTTGTCGGGGGTATTGAGTTCCCTTGGTTTGGCTGGGATGGCTGCAAGTGCTGGGAGTGCCGCGAGTTCATTGTTGGGATTGTCATCGGCTGCGGCTGCGGGGACTTTGACGGTCGGAGGATTGGGTGTTGCAATAAAAGGATTGGTACTATCAACCGCAGCACTATTAGCACCTTTATTGGCTGTGGCTGCGGTTTTGGGAGGGGTTGGACTCGTTCTTTATAGTCAATCCTTAAACGATTCTACGGAGGCAACAACCGAACTAGCAACCCGAACAGAGGAATACGGGGATTTGGCTATTGACTCACTTGAGAAACTGTCTGTGGCTCAGAAAAAGCAACAAGAAGCTGATAAATTAGGTATTAGATTAACGGATGGAGAATACAGGAAAAATCGGCAATTGCAAACACAGGCACGGCTAAGAATTGGACTTATCGAGGATGAGATAGCTGCACTAAAAGAACAAGAGAGAACGGTCAAAGAGGATGCTAACAAGTCTAATATTCAATCTCAAATAGGCGAGTTAGAAAAGTTAAAAACGGCATTAGCCCAAGCCTCCTCTAACGTGGTTATTGCCCCAAAAGATTTAATGGTATTAGGAACAGCGTTAGAACAGTTAAAGAAAAAAGCAAATGAAGCTATGAATGCAATTCTAAAACCATCTGGAGATCAGGAGGTATTCAAGAAAAAAGCGTCCGAGGTTATTGAGTTTAACATGGCTCTATTAGAAATGGGGCAAACGATTGATAGGGATGTTACTAGCAAACTCCGTCAATTAGCCTATGATACAAGGTTAGATCAAGAGGTTCAACGCAAGGCACAGGAAACAATTACTAAAGTCATTGAGCAGGAAAGCAAAAAGCGATCCGATACTATCGCAAAACAAAAAGCCGAAATAGAGTCTCAACAAAAGAATGGGGAGATAGGAACTAGAGAATCAGAGAGATTAACCACCGAACTAACAATTAAGGAATTAGAGGAACGCAAGGCAGCACAACAACGGATTCAGTCTGAACAACAATCCTTTGGAAATCTTGAAGCAGTCCGAAAAGCAGGGGAAGAAATTAAGAAAATAGAATCGGATATCACTAAAGCCATTGCAGAGGAACGATCTAAACGAAACGAGGAACTGGTTAAAAACTTTCAGGAGCAACAGTCAATCATCGAGGGATATCTTGCTCAAGGACTATCCACGGAGGAAAACTACAATAGCCAAAAATCACAATTACAAATCAAGGGGTTAGATGAACAAATCAGGCAACAACAGAACAAATTAAAGAAGTTAGCGGATACTGACAAAGAAGGTCGAGAAGCTGTCAACGCCGAAATCGGAAAACTCCAGGTTCAGCGTCAAAAAACAATCAAGGATGGCTACGACCAAGAACTTTCTACACTAGAAAAACAACTTAAAAAAACTGTTGATTTAGTTAAAGAAGCTGAATTAATTAGACAAAATGAAGTTCAGAGGTCGTTTAATGAATTTGGAGGTGATCGGAACTTAGTTGACGAGGAAAATATTAAAAACAACCTCAAAACTCTTGAGTCTGAATACAATAACACATTTAAAAAACTAGAGGCAAAAAAAGCTCAACCCGCACTCTCAGACCCACGACTAGAGGCTAATAGACAAACTGAAATCAGAAAGCTAAGACAAGAACAACTCCAACAATCCCTGGGGATGTTGAAAACCGAGAAGGAAGCCTGGGATGCCCACACTCAAACCGTTTTAGGGAACATCGCCAAAGAGAATGATGCTCAATTATTAAGCATAGAAAAGCAGATTAGTAGTGGTAACGCACTCAGGGAGCTAGAAGGGGCTTCAAGTGCTACCGATAAAGTTCAGGAGTTGCAATTTCAACTTAGCCGAGAAAAAGATGTCAATAAACAAGCCAAATTAAGACTGTCCCTAGAGGAAGCTACCAGGGAAGAACGAGAAGCCTGGGCAGCATTGGAGATTGCCGAAACCGAGATTAAGAATACTAAGGAAATAATTGCTTTAAAAACCCTACTAAACCAAGGGAAGATTTTCGGGGAAGAATATGATCTAACAATAGCACAGCAAGCCATTAGAACATTACAAACCAAAATTAGTTTAGAGACGGATGCTAGCGAGAAAATTAAGCTCCAGTTGCAGTTGGTTGAGGCTCAGGGGCAGTTGATTGATGCAATCGTAAGGAAATACGAAGCAGGATTAAACAAGGAAGCACAGGCCTATGAGAACACTATTAAACGCCAGAATAACGAACTAGATAATCAGAGTCGGAAATTCGATATTCTCAATAAAGCCCTTCAAATGCGTTCGGAATTACAGGACGCACAAAAAGGGGTGTTTGACGCGGCTAGTAGCTTTTACTCAGGGGAATTAGATGCTTTAGTCCAAGGAGAACGCTCTGAACGGAAGAAAAAACAACTCGCTGAATTAATCTCGGCTATTAAATTAAAATCAGCTATACAACAAGCTGAATTTGATAAACAAAGCCTGATATCCCAACAATTAATGAAAGGTATTGAAATAGAACGGGACAAACTAGCTGCTAGAAGGGCGTTGAATGATGCGAAAGTTGAAAAAAGAAAAGCTGATAATGCTCTTAAATCAGCCAAGAAAGATCCTAGAACAACCCCAGAAGAGTTAGACGACCTGCAAACAGCGGCAGATATAGCAGGAGAGAACGTTGGCTACCAAGAGCAAAACTTGGATTTATTACGGAGACAAGACATTAACCAGTCAAAAGTTTTCAAACTCCAGAGAGAAGCGTTGGAATTCCGTAGTCAAGGGGCTATTCGCTCGGCACAGGTAGACTTGGCCAACAACACCAGTAACAGATCATTAAAACGGCAGCGTTTTGCAGATATTAGTGCCAGCGTGCTTGATGGTTTTGGAGTGGGCAGCGTAAGCGATCTAACGGGTCGAGCCGCAGCGACGGGAGAGCAAGCCCTCAGAGAAAGTGGATTAAAAGGGAGCAGAAGATTGCCAGGAGGGATGTCCGCAG